GAGTCACATCAGCAATGATGCAACTCCAGCCCGTCCATGAATTAAACACGATGTCAGAAGACACCTACACTGGTGACACTCGGCCTTTTGAGTTGGAATAAATTCCCAGCCCTTAGCGTCGGTGTAGTTTGGTTCAATCCATTACAGACTGAAGATTGTGGTCAAAATCGCTGTTAGCGAAATATGACTCTCTTTTCCGTTTTGTAGTGAAGGTCCATAAACTACTGGCCGGAAGGCAAAACACGTGTTTGTCAAAACCAATGAGCAGAGAGATGATCTGTAGCCTGGAAAGACGATGATTGGTTCTCAATCATCTTATCTTCCCAGAGACTATCTCCCAATGGATTCATCCTTTCATCTTGAGAAAGAACTTTTTCATACTCTAAAACTTCGTCTCCTTCATGACACTCTTTATCGAGATCATGTAGGGCAAAGTCAAAAAGACTATGTAAAGTTTCCTCAACACTAGGAACTGATCCACTTGTTCGGTGCTCTGTCACGGTATCAGACTTGGACTCATCATTCAGATGTTTTGCCTCAATTAAGAGGTTAACATCAAGATCAGAGTTATACCAAGTCTGAGTATCATGACCCGAACGGATGCTTGTAGCTAAATGAGCAAGAAAAGTCTGTGTTAAACAGTCTTGAACTTTCCTATAATGCTTCCTTTCAACGAAAAAGATTTTCGTCCTAACCATTTTCAAAGATGGGAAGGATTGGATCCTAATGTTGGAAGAAGCGAGGATATCAAGAAATGTTCTATAAACAGAAGTTTCGAGCTTTTCCTTCCTGAATTTCCTAAGCTCACGTGTAGTGAGTTCAGGGTGACAATCATAATCGTCGTCACTTTCAGGTCGTTTAGCAAGAGTGAGAGATCTTACTCGGTCCATTATACTGGATTCAGGATCAGGAAGTACATCCTGATCTTTGACTACAATATAAGGTGCCCTGACGGACACCAGACCGGTGAATTTCTCAAAATCTCTATCACAAGCCGGAGATACAATTTTGTCTAATTCTGCAAGCCAAACTTGTTTCGCAAGAAGCTGGTTTACCTTTTTAGAATTGACAAAACGGCTCCCAAGTCCACCGTGTGACTTTGGAACCTGCAAACTTGCTGGAGTTTCCTTGAGTTTGTGGAAATTATTCGATATGTAAACATTACGAAAAATATCCTCAACACCATAGAAATTCTGGAAGTCGGCATAAGTATCTCCAATAGGACCACCCTCCCTCCGAAGGAGAGAAACTTTACCAGTATGTCTTATCTGCATTTTGTCATCCTCTTCACAATAAGTGAATAATTGAGAATTGACAGTACAGAAAGAATCTGAAACAAAGTTTTTCCCTAAAGAGAGAGAGAGACCGATACGAGGAGCATTAATTTTCCAATTATTGATTGAATCTTGTGATGTATAGGCGACTAAATCGTCACCATTCACAAGGTAATCATCCTCCTTCATCCCGCTATATTCTGCAATAAATGCATTGGCGAGGCAAAGGAGAGGAAAAGAAAGCAGACTACCCATGAGTTGTCCAGAGTTCTGGATTCCGTCAGGAACCAAAGAACTCTTTGGATACTCAATTGAGTGTGGTCCCACTTCGTATCGAGCCCACTCTTTTGTGGGCTCATGGTCGATATGGTCCAAGATACCTTCCATGAGGGCTTCAGTAACCCACATGGGCAAATTATCCGTGGCTGCGGTATAGTCTCCGCTAAGCCAGGTTCTATCGTTTGAATGACGAAAGATCCGATTGATCTCCGATTCCATCTTCGTGAAAATGGCGGGTTCATCTCTTTCTTCAATATCATCTAACTCAAGGTTTTTAATGCCATGAGTCAAAGAGAATTGAGGAAATTGAGATAAACTCTCCCACATCACTTTTTGAAGTGGTTGGAGAACTTTGAGATCACATTCGCCAGCTGTGATGATCCGAACTTTCAAAGGTTCGGCTAATGCTACTGCCTTCACAGGCGGTAAGCTATCAGGAGGACTGAGTGGAAACTTCAAATAAGTGTGTAAACCGGGCGTGAGCTCGGAAGTACACTCATGAAGATCCATACAGATCTCATCTTCACGGTACGAACGACGGAACTGGACATTTCCTATTTCCTGTGTCCAAGCACCAGTTAAATTCTTATGATGAAATTGGAGTCGAGAAAGGACTTCTCGACTTACTTCACTTGAGATTTTACTAATGCTTATACAGGCCTTTTCAAGGTTAAAATTCACTTTGCTTTGTAACGAAGCACAAGAAAGTGAGTCACCTGGGGTGGGTTGAACCCAACCCCCGAACTGACTATAGAAATTCTCCCTTTGAGTAGGGACAAAGTCTTTGTCATTAGTTCTTGAAGGTCCTGTTGGACAGACATAATTGTCGACCAAGATTTTTGAAATGAACTTTCTTTTGTACTGATTCTTAGCAATCTGAAGTGGGTAATGAAACCTACGCCAAATTGCAAAAGGATCAATAACAGAAGAAGCTCCATTATAATAAAATCCTGTTCCAAAAGGAACATTCGACGTCACAATAATTATGGGTGACGTGAAATAAGTTCCTTTTTCAGACAATTCTGCCATTGGAAGGATATACGGGTTTGTGCTCACAAGTTGAGCAAATTCCTGTACATCAGATGAATCACCCACATTCTGGCCCCAGTCATCTAGAACAGCAATAGGTTGGTTGCAATAACCATCCCAATGCTTAGATGAACAAGAGCGAGAATAGTAGAGATCATCACTATCCAATTTTGGAAATAATGTCTTCGATATTCTTTGAACCAATTCGCGAAGGATTGTTGACTTCCCGCAAGCAGGAGGTCCAAACAGTCCGATCACAAAAGGTTCCGATCTATTCTTTCCATCAAGAGTCAGAGGATCCTGGCCAATGAGGATGGATTTCTTTTCAGCAATTGCTTGAAGAGCTCCACCCTTTTGACGAGAATTCTCATAACAAGACTTCTGATTGGGAACGACAGATTTGTAAGGATCATAATGTTTTGCAACATATGACCCAAGCCTTTTAGAAGAAAATTCTTTAAGCTTTTTATACAAATCATCGTCCTTTGGAATAAGATCTTTTTCACTGCGGACAAGGCCAGAGCGATGTTTCATTAGACCATCATTTAAGAAGGTCTCTGGAACAGCCTGGCAAAGTCCTTTAGCTTGTAAAAGAGAAAAATAAAGTCTTACAAGATCATTCTGATCTCGACATTTACTTTCAGCATAGCTCTTCATTGAAGAAGGCATTAGCTCAAAGGCGTCGGTTTCAAAATTTTCTGGTAGTTCTTGTTTCGAATTTAATGAAAAAGAACCACAAAAAGACAATTTGATTAACTTAACAAGCTGCACTTCATTCTTTCTTTTAGGGAAAGAACGTAAAAAGTGTGCAGTGAGACTAAGAATAGGATAATTTCGCGAGGAAGATACGGTTAAAATCTTCCCATTTCTAAACGCGATAGCAGAATGCCAGGGCTTCTCACTTAAGAAGGTGAGAAGACCATGGTATACTGCAAGGGCACAACCTACACCATGCAGTAGGTAAGGGAGATTTGTTGTTAAAAAACAATTCCACCCTTTAGATGTGCTACGAATTACAAGAGAGTCAAGAGAGACATCTTTCATGATACGATTGATGATAATAGAAGACATAGCCTTTTCGAATTTTCGGTTCGAGAAGGCTGGGATTTTCCCAACTGCCTTCCTTTCATCTTTCGTTAGAAGAAAGTCTTTCCTGACAAATACATGGTAAATTTTCTCTCCACATTGGAGAGGGATTGGTTTCGACAAACGCGGATCTCTTATATGTTCAATGAACTTGAGAAATCCCGTGTCGGGCCGCCGCAGAGAAATCGTACAAGATTTGAAAATCTTTTGTTCGATACTCCGCGCTACCTGAGTGTTTAAATACTCTTTAACCTTAGTTTGTGTATTGTTACACCGCTTTGGTAAATTCAACATAATATAGCTTGCGGAGACTACATTAGTCTAGAAACGTAAGTCATTACATAATTTCTACACAGCATCTATTTTATCACTGATCTTTCTTCCCTTGGGGAGAGGAAAGTGATCAATGTAGATCTGATTGAGAAATCATGGATAACCACGAGTCCGGATTCCATCTAGAGGAATCCCACACCAGCACAAAGGCTGGTG